ATCTGATAAGACTAATTTAACTTTTCATTCAAGCGAAGATGAAAAGATGTATGGAATAAAATATAGTAAATTTGTTCCTATGTTAGTAAAAGCAGTTCAAGAACTTTCGGCAGAAGTTGAAGAATTAAAAAAGGAAAAAAACAATGGCAGTAACTAAAACATTAACTGGAGCCACACCTTATGTTAAAAGCAATAAGGTGGAGAAATGGAATTTCGTTATGAAATATAATCAAGGGAACAAGAGTGCCGATCCACCTACTTATTATGAGACAGACTTTATTGCTATTATTCCTGCGGTAGAAACAGATGGGACAGTGAATTTTACCCCCAAGGCGGAGTCAAGTTGGACTTTAGCAGAGTTAAAGGCTTTGTGTCCTACAGCAGAATGGGACCCGATATTTGCGAGACAGTACGATACTGTAATTACCAATCCCCCTAATAAGCCACTTCCCGATAATGATTACGTTATTCCGAGTTAGACATGGAGGGAGCAGAGTCTCAATTTGAAGCCGACATTTATTCGATGCCAGCTGTCTTTATGTTAAAGGCAAAAATACCTGATGACTTAGTAGACAATCTGAATGATTATCTGGATGAATTGCGGAAGGATAAGAAAAGGGAATCATTGGCAAGTACACTGGTAGGACAAATTCATCAAGGGGAACAGTTAAATATACCCTTTACCGAAGATGAACGGATAACCCCTTACGCAAGGTATTTAACCAATATGGGTGCTACCTATATTAATCATTTTAGCCAAGCAACGGGAGTGCAATATAAAAAACAAAAGCACGTTGCGGTAGATGAACTCTGGTCGGTGCATAGTTTTGAAGGGGATTACAACCCTATTCACGATCACGGCACTAAGACTATGATGGGAATTTCCACGACTACTTGGACTAAAGTACCCCAACAGATATTGGATTTACCGACATCAGGAACACCTGAATACAGTTTATATAATGATTCAGGTAATTGTGATGGTTGTTTAGCATTTAATTACGGCAGAAATTCTTTAACAGACCCTGACCGATTATTTCCACCACAAAGTTGCGTGGTTAAGCCAGAAATAGGGGTACAGTATATGTTTCCTTCAGGCTTACAGCACATGGTATATCCTTTCTTTGGAAAGGGTGAGAGAAGAACAGTCGCAGCTAATTTGAATTGTTGGGACATAAGTGAACAGGAGCAGTAATGGCAAAAGAAACAGTAACCGAAGAAGCGGTAGAGATTCCAGAGGTCGATCCACAGGTAGCGAGAGTAGCTAACTATATGGAGAACTTGAACAAGGAAATAGATACTCTGCAACAAGAATTATTGAAGATACAGTACGCTTTGGATATTCGCATTACTGCTAAGAATGCATATACAAATGCGATGCAACAGGAACCACAAGCGAATGGCAAAGACAAAGATGGACAAGACAGAGAAAATGGAAATAAAACTTAAAGCACATGAGGATATATGTGCGATACGTTATGACAATATAGACAAAAGGCTTGAAGCGGGTAGTAAACGTTTTGACAAAATAGATAAATTAATAATTGGTTTATACACTATGTTTTTAGGCTTTACTGCTTATCTGGAATTTTTAAAATAACAGGAGACATGAATGCCCTTAATTCCACTACGTTTTCGTCCGGGGATTAACCGGGAGGGAACCGATTACAGTAATGAAGGAGGTTGGTACGATGCCAATCTAGTTCGTTTTCGTAAGGGCTACGCAGAAAAAATAGGCGGATGGATAAAAGAATCTGTTAATTCTTTTAAGGGGAGTTGCAGAGCTTTGCACGCTTGGGTTGATTTGCGTGGAACTAAATGGACTGCTCTCGGAACGCATTTAAAATATTACGTTATTGAAGGAGCTACCTTTCATGATATTACACCGATTCGTTCCACTACAAGTGCCGGTGATGCTACCTTTGCAGCCACCAATGGTTCTTCTACGCTCACCGTTACCGATACAGATCATGGCGCCGTACAAAATGACTTTGTTACTTTTAGCAGTGCTGCTAGCCTTGGTGGTTTAATTACAGCCACGGTCTTAAATCAAGAATACCAAATTGCTACCATTCCTAGTTCTAGTACCTATACTATTACTGCTAAAGATACGGATGGTGCCGAAGTAACCGCAAATAGCAGTGATAGTGGGAATGGAGGCGGTAGTACAGTTGCAGCGTATCAATTAAATACCGGCTTGGATGATTATGTTGAAAGTACAGGATGGGGGGCTGGATTATGGGGTGGCGGAACATGGGGATCGTTAACTACTCTCGGTTTTACTAATCAATTACGTCTATGGTCACAAGATAATTTTGGGGAAGATTTGTTAATGAATCCGCGCCAAGGGGGTATTTTTTATTGGGATGTAAGTGATAGCTATACTACCGTACAGAGGGCAGTCAATTTAACCAGTGAAACCGGAGCAAACTTGGTGCCTACTGTTGCATTACAAGTTATAACCAGTGATATTTCACGTCATTTATTGGCGTTTGGAGCAGACCCCATTTCTGATTCAGCTCGTACGGGTTCAGTTGATCCTTTATTTGTGTGCTGGTGCGATCAAGAAAATTTAGTTGAGTGGGAACCTAAGTCTACTAACACAGCAGGATCGTTTCGTCTTTCTGCTGGTTCTACTATTGTCGGAGCATTGCGTGCGCGTCAAGAAATATTAGTGTGGACCGATACTGCCATGTATCAAATTTCTTATGTAGGCACGCCTTATGTATTTGCTCCAAATCTTATCAATGAAGGCACCGGATTGATTGGTCCTAAAGCTGCTGTAAGCACACCCAAAGGAGTTTATTGGGCAGATTTAGACGGATTTTATGTATACAACGGTTCGGTTGAGGTAGTTCCGTGTTCAGTATTGTATTACGTATTCAATAATTTTAACAAAACACAATCATATAAAGTATTTGCTTTTTCTAATTCTGCTTTTGATGAAGTAGGCTGGTTTTATTGTTCCGGCAGCAGTGATGAAATAGACCGTTACGTGGTGTATAACTATGAAGAACAAACGTGGACAATTGGACAAATGGCACGCCAAGCATGGATGGATGAAGGCGTATTACGGTATCCACTGGCTACTTCCAGTTCAGGAACTATTGCTGCCAGTACGGGATATTTGTATCAACAAGAAAACGGCAATGATGCAGACGGCTCCCCGATGGATAATGTTTATATTGAGTCTAGTGATTTTGATATTGGAGAGGGAGAGGAGTTTCAATTTATTGACAAAATTATTCCGGACGTTGATTTTATTGGAACCGGAAATCAACCACAGATTAATTTTGTTTTAAAAACACGTAATTATCCCGGTGCCAGTTTGGCTACCAATTCCACTAATGATGTTACCGATTCCACCGAAAAATTAAATGTGCGTGCTAGAGGGCGTCAAGCTGCATTACGAGTACAGTCTGATGACGATGCTGCTGTAACAGTTCGTTCAGGCGTAGGATGGCGCTTAGGTGTTTCACGTCTACAGGTAAAACCAAATGGTAAGCGCTAATGGCTAAATTATTGGAAAGTCGCTTGCCTAACGCCGTAAATGGTGAAGTAGACGCTAATTTATTTAACCGGTTAGTACGTATTTTACAGTTAAACTTGGAAACTTTTGATCCGAATGCTACGCCTGTATTCACTGTTACTGTGCGCGATCAGAATCAATTTAATGCCGGTGATATAATTTGGAACCCTTCCGAGAATGCTTTAGAAGTTTTTAACGGTAAAAAATGGGTTAATATAACCAGTTCTGATGCAACCGGTGTAGAAGCTACCGGTGCTTTAGGCAAATTAAGTATAGCAAACAATGGAACGATTAGTATAACGCTATGATAGGTACTTCAATGATGGGCGATTTAGGCGGCGGCTTCGGTGGCTTGGACCTTGATCCGAGTGGCGGTTCTGAAGTTCGTACTGATGAGCAAGGAAATCAATATATTTATGATCCTTACGCATCTCAAAGTATTGATAAAACGAAAAGAACATTTACTCCCGTAACTGCCGGAATGAGCCGGTGGGATGTCCCCGAAGGCTTAACAGTTAATCCTCAAAGTAGAAGACAGTTTCTGGCTAATGCAACTGGTTCTATAACGGAAGCTCCCGTAACCGCAGGAGTGAGTGGAGATAATTTAGGAGAATTTCTTTTGCCACAGCCGGCAGCAGAAAGACCTTCTTTTCGTGAAAGACGAGAGCAACGTAAAGCTTTTCGCCGAGGTGCACAAAGAGGTCGTCCTTTTATGGATTGGTTAATCGGCGGAGATTGGCGTAATAAAGCTGACCGTCGTGGTTTTTTAAAGAATGCTGCTATGAATATAGCTGGAATTATGAATCCGGCATTACGTATGCCTATTATGGGATACCGAATGTATGAAGGTATGAAAGACTTAAATCCTGCTGATAGAAGAGAGTTTTTTGCTAAAAATTTAATGAGTGGAGTATTAGGGCGTAGATTTGGTCCCGGAGCTAGTGCCTTGGGAGGCATTATGGCTTTAAGACAAGGCGCTCCTGCTCGATCTATATTTACTAATATGTTAGTAGGCAATGCACCGCGCGGTTATCGTGATATAGCGGGGGGCATCGCGAGCATGATGAATGATACCAAGGGTAAAAGAACTTGGGGGCAGACAGCTCGTAATATTGGAATGGGCAGAACCTACGGGTATCTTACGCAACAATTTGGTAATCAATTATACAAAGGAGGAGTTGATCCACAGTATATTCCAATGATGGCTTCTAGGATGGCTAAAAGAGCTACACAGGGAATGGGCAATCTTATTCCGGGAGGACCCTGATGTATATAACAACAGGACAAAAAGCGTGAAACGCGATAAACTTAATAAAAGAGGATAGATATGGCTGAAGATTATAGTTGGAGTTGGGATGCACCTGATTATGGGTACGATTGGCTGACTCCAGAAGAAGAAACACCAGCTTTCGATTTTGGTGCGGATGTCGATTGGGGGAATGATAATTATGACATCAACATGGACTGGATGAATGACGATTGGAGTCAACCTGTCTCTGATCCTTGGCAAATTCCTGAATATACATCGTTTACTGATGATGACTGGTTAAAGTGGGAACCTACAGACTTTACTCAATACGGTGGCATAGATTCGTTGTATACACCTGATGAATGGGGAAAGACTGGAATCAACATGGATTGGCAAGATCAAGACTGGGATTATGGGTATACAGCCCCCGAAAATATTTTTTCTGAAGATTGGGGACAGGATTATTTTGGTACCCCTACCGTTTCACCGGACAATGAGTTTTTGAATGATATTGTGGCTGGAACTTATGGTTTGAGAGAGCTACATCCTGATGTACAAAGCATATTCAAAGATATGGGCATAGGAAGTATGGAAGAATTTAATCAAGAATTTCCCGTTACAGACGTTGATCCTTGGGAAAACGTTAGAGACGCAAGTGGTTATTTAGACCCTAGTAAGTTTACGGGACCCCCACAAGGTCGTTTTCCCGGATTAAGAAATTTCTTTATGCAACCAAGAACACCGGGTGGCACACCGCGCCTCAGTAGTCCATTCATGGGCGGAGCAAGTTTTACACCACCTTTTTTTAAGCGAATTGGTGATGCACTGGGACTCGGAGGAGGCTCTGGGTTAGAAGATTTTTGGAAAGAAGGCTATGGAAAAGGGGGACAAGGTGGATTGATGAATCTTATTCCCGGTCTCGGCGGCGGCATGGGGGGCGGTCAAGGCGGTGGTATGGGCGGTGGTATGGGTAGTTGGATGATGCCTCTTGGTCTTGGTATCTTGGCAGCAAAAGCCGCCAAGGAAGACCGCGGTGTGGATTTAACGCCAAGCGTTACCATGGACCCACTCGGTAGGTATACACTATCAGGCACCGGTCCGGAAGAAAGAAAAGAATTTGGTTTAGGTGAAATCCCTACGAGTTTGGATTTCAGTGCCTATGAAGACATTATGGGGGGCAGTTAAGATGGCGTATACAAAGCCTACTAGCGTTACTTATCAGGGCGCAACTCCCGATCCGTTTTACCGGGAAGCCATGTATGGCAGTCCGGATGCCACTGGTTTTATTAATCAAGCCACGCAAGCAGCGCAGAAAGCTTACTTAGACAGACCATTACCCACACAGGGAGTGGCACCTCTGTCCGCCGATGAACAGATGGCACGGGATCGTGCCGTAACGGGTCTGGGAGGGTACCAACCTTACCTGACTTCCGCACAGAATTTATTGACCGGACAACCGGGCGTAAGCGGACAGCCTGATTATCAAGGAGCAGAACAATTGTATCGTGGTTCTGCTACCGGGTTTGATCCCACTACGGGGGTTTCTCCCTATATGAACCCCTACGAAAACGTGGTGGTACAACAAACCATCTCGGATGTGTTGGATCGGGCAGACGAACAAAGCGCGGGACTCCGATCTCGCGGAATACAACAAGCCGGAGCGGGTGCCTTTGGTTCGCGCGGACGCTTGGGACAACAGGAACTTTATGAGGACGTAGGACGTGGCTTGGGCGAAACTATTGGTGGTTTACGCAGCCGTGGTTATGAGGGTGCGAGACAAGCGGCTATGAGCGAATTTGGTAGGCAGCGTGGTGCCGAAGCTGGAGCTGCCCGCGGACTAGCCGGATTAAGCGGTCAGCTTGGAAGTTTAGCTAGCATGGGACAGCAATTAGGACAAGGTGAACGTAGAGAATTAGCCGGTTACGGGCAGATAGGGCGTGGCATTGATCAGGAAACTTTAAATACTCAGTATCAAAACCAATTAGCGCAACAAATGGCACCGGTCCAAGCCATTCAATCAATGCAGGCTCCGTACAGTCTGTTGAGACCGTCTCAATCCACTACTAGACAACAATATGCAGCGTCTCCG